ATATTAATATTATGAAAATCAAAATATCAGAAATCTTTTACAGTCTGCAAGGCGAAGGACAGTATATAGGTGTTCCTAGTATCTTTTTAAGAACATTTGGATGTAATTTTACCTGCGGCGGATTTGGAATGCCACGAGGAAAAGTTTCTACTGAAAGAGATGAGATTGCTAAAAAATCTCTCGAATATATTGATTATAAAAATTTGCCATTAGTTAGCACAGGTTGTGACAGTTATGCTTCTTGGGATCCTAGATTTAAACATCTATCACCTTTTATGGAAGTCGTAGATATTGTTGATCGTTTTCAAAAACTACTTCCAGATAGAAAGTTTGGAGAAAAACATTTAATTATTACAGGAGGCGAACCTTTATTAGGTTGGCAACGTTCTTATCCAGAATTAATTGCTGAGATTTATAATCGAGAAATGAATCTAAAATATTTGACTTTTGAAACTAATGGAACTCAACCATTAGAAGAAAATTTTAAAAAATTCTTAATCGAGTTAGTTGAAACATTTGGAATAGAAATTACATTTTCAATTAGTTCCAAACTTCCATGTAGTGGTGAAAAGTTTGATGATGCTATTAAACCAGAAGTTGTAAAAGATTATCTTACTATTCCAAACAGAAGTTATTTCAAATTTGTCATTGCTAATGAACAGGATGCATTAGATGCTCAAGCAGCATTAGGAGAATATAAGAAAGCAGGAATTGATATTCCAGTTTACTTAATGCCAATCGGTGGTACTAATTCAGTATACGAAATGAATGAAAGACAAGTTGCAGATTATGCTAGGGATATTGGATATAGGTTTAGTCCACGTATTCAAGTTCCACTATATAAAAATGAATGGGGGACCTAATGGGACTTTGGAATTGGATTTTACACGGTGCGTTTGAACCAAAAAAAGAAGAACAAGCAGTTGAGCAACCAAAAGTTAAAAAACCAAAATTAACAGAAAAAGAACGTGCTACAAAAAACAAAGAACCATTTGTACAAGTTCTAGAAACTCATGTTGATCCAAATAATCCAGCAAATGGATACTTTGAATTAGATTGGAACAGTTACTTCATTGACGATTTACGAAAAGCAGGTTATACTGGTAAAACTGAAGAGGAGATAATTGATCAATGGTTCAAACAATTATGCCAGAACATACTAGCAGAAGAACAAATGAACAAGGTAGTCCGAATCACATGAACTATATAATTGTAGATACTGCTAACACATTTTTTCGAGCCCGACATGTTGTTCGCGGAGATGCTGATATTAAAATAGGAATGGCACTACATGTTACATTGGCAAGTATTAAAAAAGCATGGCAAGACTTTAACGGCAATCATGTCGTCTTTTGCTTGGAGGGTCGTTCTTGGCGCAAGGACTATTATCCACCTTATAAGCGTAATAGGACAGAGGCTCGCGCCGCTCTAACTGAAAAGGAGGCGGAAGAGGATAAACTTTTCTGGGAAACATTTGATAAGTTTAAAGAATTTATTATCGAAAAAACTAATTGTACTGTACTTCAAAACGATCAACTTGAGGCTGATGACCTTATTGCAGGATGGATTGAATCTCATCCTAATGACAATCACATTATTATCTCTACTGATTCCGATTTTGTCCAGCTTATTGCTCCAAATGTTAAACAATATCACGGAATTAACGAACACATCATTACAAATGAAGGAACCTTTACTCTTAAAGGAAAACCGGTTATTGATAATAAAACTAAACAACCCAAAGGAGCAATTGATCCAGAATGGCTTCTTTTTGAAAAGTGTATGCGTGGTGACCCGACTGATAATGTCTTTTCAGCCTATCCAAAGGTGCGTAAGAATAAACTTCAAGAAGCTTATGAAGATCGTAGAAATAAAGGTTTTGCATGGAATAATCTTATGTTACAGCGTTGGGTTGATCACGAAGGCGCTGAACATCGTGTACTCGATGATTATGAACGCAATCGCAGACTTATTGATCTTAAATCTCAACCGGATGAAATTAAACAAATCATCCAAGATGTTGTTAGAACAAATAGTATTCCTAAGAATGTTGAACAAGTAGGAATAAGATTAATGAAATTCTGCGGATTATTTGATCTTGTTAAAATTTCAGAACAAGCACAACAATATGTTGAACCCTTAAATGCAAAATATCCGGAGTAATAAAATGGAAATGAAAGCAAAGCCAGTTATTGATGGTAAGTTTTGGATTATCGAGAGTGGAGTTAATCGTGTTGGAACTTTACAAAGAGACGAATCGAATAAGTTTATACTTGTTTCGAATAAACAAAAAGCGGTTTTTAAAGATGTTAAAACTTTGGAAAAGCAATTTGGAAAAAACTTTTTTGTTACAGCAAAGACAGAAAAGTCTTCTAAAGACGCAAATGAAATTTACGGATATCCAACAAATTGCGACCCACATAATCCGATGTATGATATCAAACGTAAATTACCTTTGTTCACCAAGAGCGATGCCAGCAAGAGCGTTTATTGTGCTGGTTATTATGCTATACGTTTTGACAAAGGTTGGGTAAGAAGTTTTTGTCCAAAATTAATTACTATACAAAGATACAATCATAAAGGTCCCTTTAAAACAGAACTAGAATTAAAACAGGTTTTAAGTAATGTCAACAGATAAGATATCAATAGCAATATTAGAAGATTTCATTAAAAAAGTTCGTCTTGCCTCTAAAGGTGGACAAAAAGAGATAAAAATACCTGTTTCCGAAGCAGAGAATATTGTACATAATCTCAGTCTATTAACTCTAAGAATTTTAGATAGATCTCAAAAAATAGAACCAAAAGAAGAGGTTATAAGCATTGTTATGGATGGCGGGGGATTCGAAGAAAAGCGATAAATATTGTCATACTTATTAAGGAAGTATGATCATGAGTCGTCCAAAGCCAACGGTAATATTAGAATATACTAATAAGAAGAATTATAAAGTAGAACAGATTCTAGACGCTGAGGCAATCTGGGCAGTATTCTATAAAAATCAACCTTTTAATTTGAAAAGCAGTTCACTTGTATCAAACTATCCAGGTCCAAAGTATAAAAAAACTTCATTCTCAAATCCAGGACACGCTCACAATTTGGCTAAAAAGTTAAATACCATGTTCAAGTGTGAGGATTTTACGGTTGTTAAACTCACACAAGGTGAGACCGTAATATGCGAGGATTAAAAGAAGTATATACTAAAATATTTCTATCACAAACTGGATTACCATCAGATCCGGATTCTGTCCACAAATACATTTTTAAATGGTGGAAGAATCCTCGAGAAAAATTAAACTCTGGCCTTACCTTAACTGAAGAAGGATTTGAATTTCTCGTAACTAAACTTGGACTTAAATGCTATAGAGTTCCATTTCCAAAAGATTTTGAATTTACTGTACAAGTTGTACTTTGGTTAGACAAGTTTTTAGATTGTCCAAATTATTATAACAAAAAAGAAATATACGTATTTAAAGAAAAGAAAGCCGCGGAACTTCTTCTATTCTCTGGTGACGTCCGAAAATACGGACTAGCTAAAGCAATGGCTCGTCAACGTGAATTGGAACGTTGACAGATAGATAAGTGTTGACGCACAGTCTATAGGTGTTATAGTAGCAATATAGACGGAAACAAAGGAGCCAACACAATGTCCGATCTTAGCGTTCGCACCGTAAGCATTAATGGAGCCAAAGCGGCTCTCCGACACGCATTTTCTAAGCGTCGTCCAATTTTCATCTGGGGCCCCCCAGGCATTGGTAAATCCGATGCTATTCATCAGTTAGGTACTGAACTTGAATCTCATGTTATCGACGTTCGACTTTCACTTTGGGAACCCACTGATATTAAAGGTATTCCATATTATAATTCTAATGACAATACAATGTCGTGGGCACCTCCGGTAGAATTACCTACTGAGGAATTTGCTAAACAATTCAAAAACATTATCTTATTCTTAGACGAGATGAATTCGGCTCCGCCCGCGGTGCAGGCTGCGGCTTACCAACTAATTCTTAACCGTCGAGTTGGTACTTACAAGTTGCCTGATAATGTGCTCGTCGTTGCCGCTGGTAACCGCGAGGCAGATAAAGGTGTTACGTATCGTATGCCTGCACCGCTGAGCAATCGTTTTGTTCACTTAGAACTGCGAGTTGACTTTGAAGATTGGTTAAACTGGGCTGTTGATAACAAGATACATAAAGACGTTGTTGGTTACCTGTCATTTGCTAAACAGGACTTGTATGACTTTGATCCAAAGACTGCAAGCCGTTCGTTTGCTACACCGCGTTCTTGGCAGTTCGTTAGCGAATTGTTAGACGATGACATCAACGATTCTACTACAGCAGATCTTGTATCAGGTGCTGTCGGTGAAGGTACGGCTGTTAAATTTATGGCACACCGCAAGGTTGCTGGACGTATGCCTAATCCAACTGACATTTTACATGGCAAGGTTAAAGAACTTAAAGTTAAAGAGATCTCCGCTATGTATTCGTTAACAGTATCTTTGTGCTACGAACTCAAAGATATTGCTCAGAAGAAAGACAAGAAGTTTGATGATTTTGCTGATAACTTCTTCCGCTTTATGATGGATAATTTTGAGACTGAACTTGTAGTTATGGGTGCTAAAATTGCTCTTACTAACTATGACTTGCCTCTAGATCCAAGCAAGATGAAGAACTTTGACGAGTTCCACGATCGCTTTGGCAAGTATGTTATCGCTGCGAACCAGTGATGTTGGCAAGTGCCGTAGGAGGTTGAAAAAATCTCCTACGGTGCTATATACATTTACATATTAGGAGAGTTCCATGCTCACATATAAAGCACCTGTTGAAGAATCGTTATTTCTTATAAAAGATGTTCTTAAAGTTGATAATGATTTGTTAGAGCCTATTATTCAAGAAGCCGCTAAACTCGCTGAAGAAGTTATTGCTCCTACAAATCAAGAAGGTGACAACGTAGGTTGTTTTTGGACTAATGGTCCTGGATTAGAATATCCAGAAGTTGTAACTACTCAATCATTTAAAGAACCATGGAAACAATTTACAGAAGGTGGGTGGTGCGGATTAAATGTTCCAGAAGAATATGGAGGTCAAGGACAACCTTACCTTCTTGCTGCTGTTGTAAACGAATTTGTATCAGCAGCAAATATGTCATTTGGTCTATTTCCAGGTCTTACTCGTGGAGCAATCCAAGCACTATTAGAAGTTGCTACAGAAGAACAAAAACAAAAATACATTCCTATGATGGCTTCTGGTAAATGGACCGGCACTATGAATCTTACCGAACCGCATTGCGGAACTGATCTCGGTTTGTTAAAGACAAAATCTATTCCAAATGAAGATGGAACATATTCTATTACTGGACAAAAGATTTTTATTAGTGCTGGTGATCACGATTTAAGTGAAAATATTATTCATCTTGTTCTTGCTCGTATCGAAGGAGCATCAGCAGGAACTAAAGGTATTAGTCTATTCATTGTTCCTAAATTCTTAGAAAATAATGAAAGAAATAAAGTTACATGTGGAGCTATTGAAAAAAAGATGGGCATACATGGAAGTCCAACTTGTCAGATGTTTTTTGACAATGCCACAGGATACTTGTTAGGAGAGAAAGGAAAAGGTCTCATTCATATGTTTATTATGATGAATGAGGCAAGACTCGGAGTTGCTGTTCAAGGGTTAGGACAGAGTGATCTTGCTTATCAAAATGCTGTTAAATATGCTATAGACCGATTACAAGGAAGATCATTAACTGGTGTTAAAAATGAACAAGGACCTGCTGATCCTATTATCGTTCATCCTGATGTTCGCCGTATGCTTATGGACATAAAATCTGTTAACATGCCAGGACGTTTGTTAATTTATAAGGCTGCTTTGCTTTGCGATAAGAAAGACGATCAATCACAAGATATTCTCGGACTAATGACTCCTATCCTTAAAGGTGTTATGTCTGATTATGGTTTTGAAAATGCTGTAAAGGCACAACAGGTTTTTGGAGGACACGGTTATATCAAAGAATGGGGCATGGAACAGATTGTTCGCGATGCTCGTATTGCCCAAATCTACGAAGGTGCTAATGGCATTCAAGCATTAGATCTAGTTGGACGTAAACTTCCAAAGAATATGGGTAGAGCAGTTCGTACTCAATTCAAACTTTTTGAAGAACAACTTGAAAAAGATTTGAATAACGAAAATGTAAACAAATGGGCATACTTTGTTGAGAGAGCATATCAAGATCTTAAGAAGGCTACAAATTGGCTTGTCCAAAATGGTATGAAAAATCCAGATAATGCTGGAAGTGCCTCATACGATTATATGAAACTTTTTGGACTTGTTTATATGGGATTTGCTTGGCTCGATATTATTAAAATCGCACAAGAAAAGAATATGAAAGACAAACTAATTATGGCAGATTATTTTGTTGATCGTATTCTCCCAGAAACTTCGTTTCTTTGGAGCAAAATAGAAAGTGGATCTAAAAGCATGATGGATCTACCAGTTGACAAGTTCTAATAATATGCTATTATACTTGTATAACACGGAGATGTCTAATGTCTACAGAAGTTGCTGAAAAACCAAAATCCAAAGTTGATCACCGTAAAATTGAAGAAAAACTAATTACTGCTCGAGTTGGTCTACTTCTACGTCATTCATTCTTTGGTAATATGGCAACTCGTTTACGTATGGTAAATTGTGAGAACGATTCGTTTATTAAAACTGCTGCTACAGACGGACGTCACTTTTATTATGCTCCAGAGTTTATTGATACCTTAAATCCAAAACAAACTGAGTTTGTCTTTGCTCACGAAGTACTACATAATGTGTTTGAGCATATGTTCCGCCGAGGAGACCGTGATCCTCAAATTTGGAACATTGCTACAGACTATGCTATCAATCAAATCCTTGTAGACGAGAAGATTGGTGAAAAGGTTTCACAAATTAAAATCTTCCAAGATAACAAATATCGTGGTAAGAGTGCTGAAGAAATCTACGACGAGATCTTTGAGAAATATGATATGGAACAATTACAGCAATTGGGTGAATTGTTAGACCAACATATGGATCCAGATAAGGATGGACAAGGAGAAGGCAAAGAAGGCGAAGGCAAATCCAAACGTGTTCAGTATAGCAAAGAAGAATTAAAAAAGATCCGCGATGAAATCAAAGAGGCTATGATTAGTGCTGCACAGAGTGCCGGTGCTGGCAATATTCCTGCCGGTGTGCGTCGTATGATTCAGGAGTTAACTGAACCAAAGATTAACTGGCGTGAATTATTAAAACAACAAATTCAAAGCACTATCCGTAACGACTACACCTGGATGCGTCCTTCACGCAAAGGTTGGCACACTGGTGCTATTCTTCCAGGTATGAATTTTGATCAAACTATCGATATTTGCGTTTGTGTTGATATGTCGGGGTCAATTACTAACGAGATGGGTAGAGATTTTTTAAGTGAAATCAAAGGTATCATGGATCAATTTAAAGACTTCAAATTGAAACTGTGGACTTTTGATACAGAAGTTTACGATCCAATTGATATTACTGCCGATAATATTCAAGACTTTGATTCGTACGAACTTAAGGGAGGTGGTGGAACTGACTTTGATGTTAACTGGATTTTTATGAAAGATGAACAAATCGTTCCTAAGAAATTCATTATGTTTACCGACGGTTATCCGTGGGGTTCGTGGGGCGACGAAGATTATTGCGACACAATCTTTATTATCCACGGTCCAGAAACTATTAAGCCACCGTTTGGTACATATAGTCACTATGAATTTAGTAAACACTCATGAGAGAATTTAAAGTTAACCCTCTCAATGTAATAGGAAGCAGGCGTCAAGAGTGCCTGCTTCCTCATATGGAACCTATGACTGCGCCAGTTAATGGATTATATCGTCATGATATAATCGCATGGATAGATTCTAATCTAAAAGGAAGATATTGGATAGGATCTCTTACAAAATTAGAAGATAATAGAATTGTTTCATACGATGCTATTGCGTTTGAAGATCCACACGAATCAACTTTATTTTTATTAAGTTGTCCTCATTTGGCCAAAAATAAGGTAGCATAATCCTCTTTCTGATTATATAATACAAAGACATAACAAGGAGTTACACATGTCTGATGAAGTTAATACAAACGACGCTCAAAATAATCCTGCTGCAAATGCACCAGCTCAAGACTCTGCTGATCTTGGATTACAAGACTTAGTTGCTATCAAATCAATTATCGATGTTGCTAGCGGTCGAGGTGCTTTTAAACCAAATGAAATGGTTGCTGTTGGTACTATTTACAGCAAGTTAGAAAGATTTCTAGAGGCTGCACAGAAACAAAGTCAGTTAGCACAAAACCAGGTTGTTCCTAATGCTTAAACATATTGGCAAAATGAAGCACAACGATGCTAAGGTTTGTGTAGTATATAGAACCTTACCTGGAGATGCTCATAGTGCCTTAGTAATCGGAACATCAAGTCTTATTGACGGTTATCATAATACTCTTATGAGTGTTGTTGAAAGTCAAGAAGGACAACAGGCTAATGAACTAGGAGATGCTCTATCAACACGTTTTTTCTCTGATGGGACAAATATTTTAGAACAACTCCATTTAACTGGAAAATTAGTTAAGGTATCAACTGACAAAGTTTGGATGCTTCCGACGCCTTCTACTCAAATTTCATTAGATGAACTCAATCTTATGATTGCTGAACAAAAAGGTGTTTCTTTAGATGATCTTTCAATCAAAGACGACATGCCTCATGTTAAAAAGAATGGAGAAAAAGAAGTTAGACTTCAAGAGATTGATCTTACAAAAGACAATACAGAAGTTGACACATCTAATGAATTGCTAGAAGAATCAGTAGAAACAGAGTTACCTTCTGCTAGTAGTTATCGATCACAAGCAGATAAACTCTATAAGGAAGCAGCCAGACTAAGAAAATTAGCGGACGAATTAGACCCTCCCAAAAATAAGAAGAAGATCAGTGCCAAAAAAAACGAGCAAACCGCTTAATCAAGACTTAATTGATCAATGGCCAGAAATCTTAGGAGATGTAAATTTAGACGCTATACCTATATTTTATCTTCATAGTGTAGTAATTACGTTCCAGGATGGAAACGTCTGGAACGTAGTTCTCAAAAAAGAACATAAAGAATCGGATGGAGAAAAATTTACAGAAACATTAAACGAACTTTTTCAAAATTATGAAAAACAAATACAACATGTTGACTTTAGATTAGATATTGAAAAACTTAAAAAAGATATTATTAAATCTACTAATCAATTTACAAAGAGAAAAAGATGACTTTACGTAACGAAATAGATTTTGCTAACGACCCTAACTACGTTCCAGTTCTTGATCACGGTTTTGTAGGATTAGTAGATTATATGGGCAGTGATGATGCTATTGTACAAGCAGCCCGTGTTAGTTATGGTAAAGGTACTAAAAGTGTAAACACAGATCGAGGCTTAATACGCTACCTCATGCGTCACGAGCATACAACTCCTTTCGAAATGTGTGAAGTTAAATTTCATATTAAATTACCTATATTTGTAATGCGTCAATTAGTAAGACACAGAACAGCAAGTATGAATGAATATTCTGCTCGCTATTCTGTGATTACTGATGAATTTTATATTCCACAACACGATCAATTAAAAGAACAGAGTGCAAATAATAAACAAGGCCGAGATGACGATCTTGCTCCAGATGAAAAAGAATATGTTACTGAAAGCATGAGAAATCTTTGGGATTATAATTATAATACTTATGAATATTATATTAATAACTACAATCTAGCTAGAGAATCTGCTAGAACAGTTTTACCAGTTGGTGGCTACACAGAGTGCTATTGGAAAGCCAATCTTAAAAACTTCTTACATATGGCTAGATTACGCATGGATTCACATGCTCAATGGGAAATACGTGAATATGCTAATGCTATGTATAATCTAGCAAAACCTCTATTTCCTGCTGCTTGCGAAGCATTCGAAGATTATCAAGTAGATTCAGTTAAAGTTAGCGGATTAGAAGTTCCTTTATTACGTCGTTTAATTAGTCGTAATACATGGCTAGATATGCTAGAAGATTATAGAAGTGAAGAATTATTAGCAAAACAATTTGGTTTAAGTCAAAGAGAACTTGACGATTTTAAGAAAAAATGGATATCTTAATTTATTCCTCTATATTTAAATCCTGATAAATAAAGTATCATCGATATCAGGAGCCAAATATGCCCTTAAAACTAAGAAGAGGCACAAATGCCGAAAGAATAACTATAACACCCGCCGAAGGTGAACTTATTTATTCGACAGATACTAAGAAAATTTATGTAGGTGACGGAATAACTCAAGGCGGTATTGACGTTACTGGGGCGGCCAGTTTATTTGGTCCTTTATCTGGAAATTTAGACATAAATCATTATAACATTACAGGTATAGGAAATGTCGAAGTTAATGGTATTATCAGTAACGGACCATTATCTTTAAATTCAAACTATATTTCAAGTTCTTCAGGTTATGTATCACAAGGACTAGGAAATCATATTGGAATTTTAGAATTAAGTACACCTACTAATCTTTTACAAATAAACAGATATTGGTCAGATCCTAACGAACCTATCGAAATACAGACAGGTATTACTAATAGTTTTACTTCGTTAATGTCTGATAGAAGAAGTTCTAGAGGATCTGTAGGTATTCCTACAGCAACTATTCCTGGTGATAATATTGCTTTAGAAAGATTTTGGGGTCATGACGGATTTAATTATCTACCAACTTCAGCAATATGGCATGGTGTTGATCCCAACGGAACAGTATCTCCAGGATTTGTTCCTGGTGCTATAGCACTTATAACAGAAGGTATCGGCGGTCCACACGTTGTTAGTGTAGATTCAAAAGGAAATTTAGGAATAGGTGTATACCCTGAACTTGTACAGGAAAAACTACATGTAGAAGGTAATGCATTAATATCTGGAACTTTAATTGCAGGTGCAGTTAGAGGTTCAATTTTTGCTGATAACTCGAGTGTATTGATTGACAGTATATATGGTAATATGTATGCTAATAATTTGTCAGTTACTGGAATTTTAAATTGTGGAGAGACAGTACAAAAATCTCCAAACGGATATCTTGATATTTCTTCTAGATATGGAATTACCTCAGGTCTTACTTCGTTGATGACTGGAAATTATGCATCAAGAGGATCATTAGTTAGTCCTTCATCATTACACACTGGTGATTCAATTAGTTTTATAAGAAATTTTGGTCACGATGGAAGTAACTATGTATTTTCTTCTGGTATACAATTTGGATTAGATCCATCTATAAGTTCAAGTATAGCACCAAGTACAGGAAAAATGCCTGGTGCAATTGGTTTCATTGTTGTTGATGAAAATAATATCCAAAATTATGTTTCTATAGACTCAGCAGGACAAGTAGGTATTGGAACATTTCCTAATCCAACAACAGAGGCACTCGATGTTAATGGTAATGGTAAATTTAGTGGTAGTATTACAACAACTTCAATACAACAAAATTTATCTTCAGGAGTTGACGCTACAAAACTATATGGTATTTCAGATGGTGTTAATTGTCTTGTAACTTCTAATTATGCATCAAGAGGTAGTTTACCATCACCATCTTCTCTCTATTTAGGTGATTCTATTTCTGCTATAAGAAATTATGGATTCGATGGTACCAACTATATACTTTCTTCTGCTATAGATTTTGTTTTAGATGGATCATATACTCCATCAACAGGTTATATGCCTGGAGCGATAGCATTTTTTGTTCAAGGATCTTCTGGACAAAAAATAACAACTATTAATTCTAATGGTTATTTAGGAATTAATAAATTTCCAAGTGTAACTGAAGAAGCGCTCGATGTTAATGGTAATGGTAAGTTTAGTGGACACATTACTGTTAATAATTCTACAAATAATAGTTCAGTACAAATTACTGGTTATGCTAATAAAGGTGGTACTGGATATCATGACTTTATGAGTGTCACTAACACTTATAGTAGTGCTACTAATCCTAACAAATATTTCCGTTTAGATTCATCTGGATCATTCCAAATTGTTGATAGTACTTATAATAATACTTTATTCAATTTAACCAATGCCGGTCATACTATTGTTAGAGGTTATGTACAATTTGGTTCTTTCTCCGCTACAGAAAGAGCAGCATTAACTCCTGCTAACGGAATGGTTATCTATAATACTACTGCTAATAAATTCCAAGGTTATCAAAATGGTGGCTGGATCAATTTAGACACAGGTGCTGCTGCTTAATAATAAGTAGAGTGTGTTTATACTCATTCCTTGGAAACGATCTTTAAACCTTGACGAGTTTTATGCTGAAGCGGCTCGTCGAGGTTTCGATAACAACTCCTCTCAAAAAAAGATGATCGATTGTCTAGCGAATGAGGATAAATGGGCTGCTTGGATCTTATATCAAAATAATAAACCTATAGGATCTGTAGCAGCCCATTCTTTTGACAACATTATGGGTCCAAACAGTTATAGAATATGTGTAAGAACTTGTATATTACCACATGATCGAGAATACAAAGCAGTTATAACAGCAAAAAGAGCGATAGCAGAACATCAAAATCTTACTTCACAATTCTTCATACCTAAATGCATAGATTGGACTGGAAAACATAATAATTTGTATATAACATCAAATGAGAATAGTAGCGGTTCTCAAAAATTAGTTCATACTATATTTTTTCCAACTCTTGCTAAAAAAGGAATTATGACTAAGATTAAAGATGTTCATTATAGAGGAACAGATCAAACTGTTTGGAAACTTAATGTAGATCTTTTTATAAAAGATTTAGTACATTATCCTAGATGGAATTAACAACTTATAATAATATTAAAATCAGTAAATGGTAATAATTCTTGAACTTTATCAATAAATTGTCGTTCTACGTCAAACTTTACTATATTAGTACCATTAAAATTAAAATTATCAATAAGACCTCTCTTATTTGCTCTATTAAGCCAGGGACTTAATTTATGGTCAAATCTATAACGAGCATCACTGTCGATTTTAGATATATCAAGAGTAATAGTCATACTAACTCTATCTTTTAATTCACTATGAGTAAGTAATTGTCTCACAACTAATTGTGTTCTAGGAATACTACCAAAATTAGCAGCAACATGTAAACGACCTGCATCCATATCATACCATATACCATCTTCTTCTACACGATGCATAATCTTATTATCTAAGTCAATTAGATATGCTTGCTCACCACGAATATTAAGATGCCAACGATCATCAATGTCTGCATGACTATAATAGTTAACACCCCTATCCAATGTAATAAGTCTTGCTTCTCCCTTTGGGTAAGGAAGGGAGTTATATATCTTTTCCCAGATTGTTCCTCTATATTCATCTTTTAATTCCCATTCATCATAAAAATAACTTGTTATAGGACGATTTATAGTAGTTCTATCATTTTCAGGGATAGACTCTTTTGCTTTTTCAATATCTTCTAAATCTACAGAATAAATGGTTTCTCTAATCATGAAAATATTTAGTGGAGTAATATGCTACTATAAATATTCTTGGAGAAAGCCTATGGAAAAAGCAAACCTCGAACTACTAAGAGAAGCCTACGAAAAAAGTGAATTCAATAATATTATTCATAATGTTTCTGGTGTTTATATACCCTTAGACTTTAGTTGGAAGAATATAGGTATAGCTATGTCTGGTGGAATTGATAGCACTATGCTTTGCTATATACTTGCTGATTTAATTACTAAAAATAATTTAGATATAACCATACATGTTACATCTCATGTGAGAGTTTGGAAATTTAGACCGTGGCAAAAAGATGTAAGTGAAAACGTATATAATTGGATGGTTAACCATTTTCCAAATGTTAAATTTAAAAGATATGCTGGATTTATTCCACCAGATTTAGAATGGAAAAATAATGCTCCAACACTTGTTTTAAATGAGTACGGAGAAGAAGAATACGGTGATGTACTTGTTATGAGATCATTTGCTGAATTTGTTGGTTGGCATCAAAATTTTGACGCTTATTTTAATGCAACTACAATGAATCCAGATGATCCTAATATTACATTGGCATTAGATGTTAGAAATCTTACCTCTCAAGATATAATCGATCATTTTGATTATACTATAAAATATTATCGACTAGGAGATAATGTAATTACTTGTCATCCTTTTCGCTTTATTCAAAAAGATTGGATTGTTGGAAGATATAAAGAATTTGATATATGGAATCTTTTTGAAATGACACGAAGTTGTGAAGGTGATCGTAACGAATATCCAGAAACATTTGGAAATTTAGATTATAGAACATATAAGGTAGGAATGGAAGTTCCTACATGTGGTAAATGTTTTTGGTGTCAAGAAAGAGAATGGGGTATTAAGAATGCTTTTTAAGCATTCTTAGTTCTTTCAATTGTTTCATCATCAAAATGATGTAATGATTTACTAAATCTACCGCAATTTCTCACACAAGTTATTAACTTTTTATTATTTTCAAATATATATTCTTTAAAAAATTGATTCCATTCTTCAGAATTCATAATTTCTTTAATTGATGATTTTGTAGCGTCAAGTGTTTTAAATGTATTAAAAAAATCTTGATTTTCTTTACATGAAATTTTACGAAAGGGATCAAGCATATCATTATAAACAGGACTAGTAAAAGAAGTTTGACCAAGAAATCCACAAGGATAAACTTTTTTAACTGCATCGATATAAATGAATTGCCATTCAGTAGCTATACATTTAATTGTTGCTTCTTCAAGATAATCATGATAATTTTCTATTATTTCTTTAGTTATGCAGTCAGCAGTAGTATCAGTTGGTGGTTCTAAATAATAAAGATTATTACCATTCTTATCAACAACTTTATATGGTTCATTATCTACATATCTAGAAGTATCTTTAACAGAAAAACTTTCAAAACCTAATTGTTTTGATAATTCTCTGCATTCATCGACTTGATGTTGATTGTGTTTAAATCTTATAAACTCCCAACTAGTATTTCCTCCAACATCGATAAATGCTTTAGCATTACTGATAATTTTGTTCCAATCTGTTCCAATCCTGTATATTTTATGTGTATCTTCTAATCCGTCTATTCCAAAAAGAACTTGATGATTTGTTGGCATATAATTTATAAGATTTTTCCACCATTGTTCTTTAAAAATGCTACCATTAGTAAAAACTTGTACAGATATATTAGGATTTGATTCTTTAATATATTCAAGCATATATGGTAAATCTTTATTAATAACTGGATCACCATAATGACCACAGAACATAATATGTTTAATCTGATTAATAACTTCAGTATTGAGAATTATTTTAAAATCTTCTAAAGACCAATCAGATAAAACAAAATTTGAATTTTTTAATCCTCCATATACATTTCGAACACACATAGGACACGATGCTTGACATCTACTAGTTATTTCAAGATGTAATGCCTTTAACTTATCAAAAGTAAACATTTAAATCTTCCAACGATCCCACCAGCCATGAATTCCTTTTCTTCCTTCAATTGATGTTATTAATTCTGATTTACCGCCATTAAGACTTAGAACAAAATTTACAACATCGTCTGGGCGTAATGGCTTATTATCAGGTATTGGCATTCCTGCTTTGTGAAATACATGAGCAACATAATGTGAACAAATTTCACTATCATATATATGAGGGTTCATATTGAACCCAACACGTAATGCATCAACAAAATGATACATTCTTCCTAATTTACGAACAGCACATCCTTCAACTTCATCTGTCCATTTAATTCCTGTAGGAATAACTACCACAGGTAAGTCTTCTTGGAGTAATCTTACACGAACACCACTATTCCATATTGCTTCTAGAACATAATATCTTCTATGGAATTTCCATAAAATTCCAACATGACTAAATTCGCTTCTTGTAAATTTAGTTATTATATGTCCAACTAAACTAGTAGGTCGCCAGGCTAACAACGAACCGCTTGGATATTGTGAGATCATTATTTTTTTCCTATTAACATATACCTTGTATATTTTGGTAATTCCTTTTCACCTGCCCAAAGAACGTTAATGTGACTCTGATCTCTAAAATCCTCTAAGGAGTTTGCAATCCGTACGTGTTCCGGAATGACATAATTGTTACTCTGTAATACTAATATACTATCTTTAGGCATATTATTCAACCACGTTTCGTAGTCTGCCTGTGTAATGTGTTCACAAGAGGTATTAATTATAACCTCTGCATTAGTATTTACGTCAATCATGTTAGAAGTTACTGCTGTAAATCTACCCTCTATTTCTTCTAACTTATTCATAGTGTATGCTGTGACTTCACACTCTGGATCTAAATCAAGAGATGTTATTCTGCTAATAGGAATTCCCGACTGGAATAATAAACTTGCTAATACACCAACCCAGCCGCCGTGAATATCTATTCTAACAGATTTTTTAATAAACGGTCTTAAATTTTCAATTAACCAAAGTTTTGAGTTAATTTGACCTTTCCAAAATGCTTCTAATGTTCTATTTTGATCTTTACTATTACGTATAGCATCCATCCAAAAAAGAATATGATCAACGTTCAAATTCATCTTTTAACCATTTCCAATCATTAATATTTTTTAACATCTGCTCATCGTTAGCATATTTAGATCCAAACTCTTTTCCTGCTATTGCTCCGTTAATAGCAAACTCGCCAAATGGCTTATCTATTCCAATATTACACCAAATTTCAAGTCTTCTTTGAGATTCTTCGTCAACTTGACCTTGTATAATTTTACTAGAAAGTTTTACACATTCTCTAAATGCTGACTTCCATGTATTAAATGGATCTGTATTAAATATTGTAACATTACTAACCTTATTAACTGATATGAATTTTTTACTAATAGAAGTTGTCATATCGACTGTATTAATATTCATTTCTATTACTGCTTGTGTAGGTAATAATTTTACACCACCATATCCATATATAAGATTGTTTACAGAATTTCTACTTTTAAAAACATATACTGCATCTCTATCCCAAATTGGAACTTCCATATAAAAATTAAAATCATCTTCTATAATGGCATCACCGTCAACTGCCCAAAACATACTAGTTTGGCACATTTTTGCTGCCTCAACGTGAGCATTATGAATTCCTTTAATCCCCTGAACTCTCTTTGCTCTAGGAAATTTTTCTTTTAATTTTTTATAATTTTCATCTGCATTTGGTTCGTTGTAACTTATAAAAACAATATCAAAACACAAATAACTACATTCTATGTCAATTTCTTTTTTATTAATAAAAAAACTGTATTCTGCTTCTTTTTGTGTAATATTATATTTTTTAGGTATTAGATATAATCCACCGTAATCTCCAGTTTTATTTTTAAAAACATGTACATATTCTTTATCATACTCAGGAACTATATAATCTAATTCAAAAGTAGGAATATAATCTTTGTCGATAGCATAAAACATTGTAGTTTTACAATATTTTTGTGCTTCAAAATAATCATCTGGGGTTGTTATCACAAATCTATCATAATTCAATTTACTTGCTACGATATCAATTTCTTTTTTATTAACAAAGAAATTATATTGTGCTTCTTTTTGTGTAATATTATATCTTTTTGGAATCAGATACACACCCTTATATTCATTATGATCTTCCTTAAAGATATGAACATACTTTTGATCCCAATCTGGAACTATATAATCATTCTCAAATGTAGATTCATAATCTTTGTCGATAGCATAAAACATTTTAGTCTTACATTTTTTTTGTGCTTCAAAATAATCATCTGGGGTTGTTATCACAAATCTATTGTATGGAAGATAATATCCTGCTACAATATCGATTTCTTTTTTATTGACAAAGAAATTATATTCTGCTTCCCTTTTTGTAATATTATATTTTTTAGGTATTAAATAAACACCTGTATATTCTTCTGTTCTATCTTTGAATATATGGACGTATTTTTCATCCCATTCTGGAATTATATAATCAAACTTAAAATTATTTTCTATTTCAAATCCTTCACTTATTATCCAAAAAAACTTAGACATAGATTTTTTTTGTGCTACAAAAAATGCTTCCCAAGATTTATCTTCATAATTAGCAAGTTTTAATAAAGGAA